TGTGGCTCTAATTGAGATACCCTCTACAAAGCCTGAGAAGTACCCCTCAAACATGTTGAAGGGTAGGTTAGTGATAACTACTGGCTCGCCAAAGAAAAGGTTAATTAGGTCATCTCTCAGGGCATTTGGCATAAGAGGATTGTCAAGTCTAAAAGTAATCTGATCGAGCTGTGTTCTAGGTGTTGAGCGCAGGGCTAGATCGCGCTCGATGATGTCCTCGATGTCTGCCAGAAAGCGGATGTTGGAGTCGAATGTTCTCTGGTAGCGACCATAGGTAATGATCGAAGCATCGTCTGTTGCTGAGTATGTGCTGCCGTAGTCATTGCCATAGCGCACAATCTCGCTGTTGCGGATCTTGCCAATCTGAAGGATCGATTTAACGCTGGCAGGAGAAGCGTAATTGCCATCTAATTGTGTTGAGCCGTTAGCTGCTAAATAGTTACTTCTATGATCCGCATCCGCATACGAGATTCGCCCCTGCTTATCCTCAAAAAGGTTTCCGAGTGCGCTGTCCGCTATCTGCTGGACTAAAGTCTGGGTGTTGCGATCTGCTGCACTGAGGTTATCCATCTGATACAGACCAGCATCGATCTCGCCCAAGCCCACATTCTCAGCATTAGCCCATGTAGTAGTCGGATCGTAATTGACCCATTGAAGCGCGGGTGCTACTTCAATCCACTCATTGACTAGAAGCTCCTGCAAGATAATTGCGATCTGCTCGCCATCTAAATTGTGTGCCACAGAATCTGTGTAGATTGCTTTAGGCAGTTTAGCCAGAGCACCCACTGCAAGGATTGTGCCAAGAGTTACATACCCTGATTCTTCTGGGCTTCTGACTGAGGTTGAGAAGTCTGAGACTGTGCCACCGAATACAGGCACATAAGTGCCACCGCTATCTTTAAGCTCTAGAGTTAGGGAATCTGTAACATCAATGTCGAACAGGGCATTGGTCGAGTTGATGATGTCCATGCGAGCATAACCTGCTTGACATTGGCGATCGATGTCGATGCGCCCTGTAGTGAGATTAACGCCAGTTACATTGGTATAAACAGTCGTGCCGACTGTGATGCGCCATTCTGGAAGCCATGTCATACTGCAAGAAGTCCTGTGGAGCTAGTGCCTCGCTGGTAAGATTGACGGACTACATCTTCCACGGCTCTAGCAATAGCCTCTGGATCACCGATTCCAGCCTGAATTGTAATGTTATAAGCATTAGCAGCTTGTGCTGCATAGCGTGAGCCACTAACTGCGCCAGATACCCCTGCTCCACCTGAAAGACCCTGCAATAAGGATGTTCTAGCGATGCTTTCTAGGTCAATCGTAGAAGCCATCTGACTTGCAGCAGATGCATTCTCTATGTCTAACAAATCTGCAAAAGCATTGGCGCGAGCAGATGCCGCTTCTGCATATTCGAGAATAGCCCCGATAGATCCACCTGCTGTGGAAATTGGTGCGATGTAATCTCCTGCTGGGATTCCAGAACCTAAAGATGCGCTTGTAGGTATTGCTGCTTTAGCCTGGGTATTAGCCTGAGCTAGAAGTCTAAGCATCTCTTGAATACTGGCCAAAGCCTTGTCTAAATTAGTTTGATTGATTAGATCAACAGGCTTGAGGCTGTCAAGAATTGACTTGATATCTGAAAGTTTAATGCTTTGTCCAGTCAATGCGCTGAGAATCTTTAGATCAGCGTTAAGTTTTTCTGTAGCCTTAGTAATTGCTGCTTCATCCTTAGAAGCAATAGCATCTTCTAGTGCAAGAATTGACTGTTTAACATTAAGGCGAGCCACATCATTGGCGATCTGCATCTTCTGTGCTGTGCTAGTTGCCTTGCCTAGTTGTTCAGCTTGATTAGTTAGAGCTGCTGCAATCTGGATCTTGTCCATGTCAAAGACTTCTTCACCCTTGCTAAGAGCAAGGTTAGCCTTGTCGATGGCTTGCTGTAACTTCTTAGCCTTTAACTGTGCAGCAGTTTCTTTTGTAAGAATCTTTGCTTGAGCGGTAGTTTTCTTAGCCAGTGTGAATTGATTTTGCAAAGACTTTAGGTGTGCATTATCAGAAGCCTTCTGGATTGGTGCTTGCTTTCCAGCCTCACGCAAGATTGTTAAGTATGTCCCCAGAATTGGAATCATTCCTACATTGAAGCTACCAATGATAGGCAGATCCTTTAACTTGCTCGCTAGCACTCCTACGCCACGAATCACATCTGCAATATAGAGAGCAGTCTTTTCCATGTTTGTGGCTAAGTTTGCAACGCTAGTATCTTCACCCAATTTAGTTAGGGCATCGATTAAGCCAGTACCAATAATTTCGCTGGCATTGGCAGAAGCCACTCCGAGTTTGTCGATTGAACCCTGAAAGGTATTAGCAGCAGCAGTGGCAGATCCTGCGAATGTGCTTTGTAGTTGGGTCGTGATGTCCTCAAAAGATTTAGCCTTGAGATCTGCCTTTGAGATACCCACGCCAAGTCTAGAAAGAGCGGCATTGTTACCTAAATATGCACGACTCAATGCTGCTGTTACGCTAGAAAGATCCTTGCCAGTTGAGGCAGAAATGTCTAGAGAAAGGTTAAGAAGTCTTTGAGATTCTGCTGTGTCGCCTGTGGCTACAGCCAGAGTCTGATAAGCAGGACGGAGAAGATCATCGACTATGCCGAACTCTGTTTGTAATCTTTGGATGTATTCTTCTGATGAAGCAGCATCTCGACCAAGTCCAACATTCTTAAGAGCTAGGGCTAACTGTTGCTGTGCCTTCTGATCTTCTGCTGCTGCTTTGACCGCAGCCTTGCCATAAGCAAGAACTTGAGTAGTACCGAAAGCCAGACCAAAAGCACCTGCAAGTTTTTTAACATTCTTGGTAAGTTTATCTGTTGCAGTATCTGCTTGCTTGAAGGCTTTATTGCCAACGAACTCCGCTGCAATATCAATCATTACATTAGCCATGATTTACACCTTTGCTCTCGCGTTGAGTTTGTTGGCTGCGCCTTGAATAGCCTTGAGAACTGCATCTCTAGCTTTGCCATTGTTTTCTTCATACGCACGAAATAAAGCGCGACCTTCCATCTTGGCATCGCCCTTCATGGATGCGCCATATTTACTATTTTGATTCTGTACAAAACGACTTGTTGGAGTCTTTCGACCCATTGTCTCGTAGATTGCTCCAGCAGCACTCTTATTGAATACGCGAGCAAGAGATCTAAATCCTCTGCGATTAGGCTTTGAAGGTGTTGTCTTATAACCAATGCCGGACTTTACGATTCGAGCATTGTAACTAGGGAAGCGAGCCTGTGAACCTTCACGCGCTAACCATCCGCTTAGGACTTGATCATCATCTGGCAGATAACCTTTAGCAGCTTTAGTAATTGGCTTTAGAGCTGCTGCGACTTCTTTAGGTAAAGCCTTAGCAAGGTCAGGACTGAACTGGCGTAAAGACTTTCTAAGAGCGACCGCGCCCTTTACGCTTGCTGGCATCGCTCACCTCTTTCGCTTCATCCTTGAGCCCTTGCACTAATGCATCGAGCATGGTCTTATCTAGATCCAACAACTGCTGTGGCGCAATCCCCAATCTAATGCTTAATCGAGCGATTAGATAGGTGAACGGAAGATCGCGCTTTAAGCTAAAGGGTCTGAGTCTAATACCTCAACACTCTTAAGTGTCTCGATAAACTCAATCCCGAAAGGCTTAACAGTTTCACCTGACCTGCGTGTTACTTCCCATGCTAACCAATAGACATCGCTCTGCTTTTCTTCATCGCGGAACGCCTTATGGAAGCCCTTTTTAGCGTACTGCTCGAATGAGTACTCCACTGCTGGAGTGATCTCGCCTTCTAGTACGCTTCCATCATTACGAACTATCTTTAGTCTTGCCATGGTTTGCCCCTTTGTTTAGTTAATTATGCAGATGCTACTGCGATTGTGCCGTTCACGTTCCATGTAACAGACTGTGTTGAAAGATCAGCAACAGAACCATTTACAGGTGTGATGTTGTTAATCAAGCAAGTCATTGTGTAAGAAGGATTGTCAGCTGCTACTGCACCTGAGTTCTGCTTCACTACTACTGTCACAGATGTTCCCCACGCTGAGTTGAGAGTCTGTAGGACTTCACCTGTAGCTGTGTCATTTAGGAAGTCAATTGTGATTGATGATGCTTCTAGACCCTTAACGAACTTGTGACCTGAGTCACCCATCGCTGTTACTTCTAGCTCATCGAATGTGCGGTTGATTGTTACTGCTGTGACATGGTCTGAAAGATCGACAGAATTGACTGTCAAAGATACGCCATTGTTTAGAAATACAGCCATTGGATTATTCCTCGTCTTTCTTAGTTCCTGGCTTTGGTGTTGCTGGCTTTGCCTGACCGATCTTGATCAAGAAAGCTTCCTGCTCTTTTTCCCATTCGGTCATGCTTAGCTCCAACTCGTTAGGATTGATACCGACATCTCGCAGCTGAGTAGGTCACCCGAAGCAGCATTGAGAACACTAGGCGCGCTGATTGCGCTTACATTATAGACCAGAGAAGATGCTGCCAGTAGTGCGAACACGCTGACCACAGTATCTTCAATGCCGTTAAGGTTGCCTTCATTATCGAACAAAGGCACAGTCATTACAATCTTGAAATTAGCCAGAGGGCTAATAGAAATCTGAGAGTTATTGTTAGGTGTTAGGTAAGGATCATCTGGAGACACGATCACAGAGTTAGCAAGGACTGTTGCAGGTGGAAATGCGAAAGTCTGCCACTTAGCGTTATTGACTAAAGCAGTCGCTAATGTGGTGCGTAGTGTCGTGATGGCAACAGTCATCAGCCAACCATCGAGTTAGGGCTTAGCGCGTGTGCGATCAATCCTCGCACCTTAGCGAGAAGCTGTGCGCTCATTCGATAAGGGCTTGGCTGGAAATCAACAAGGTTAGAACCGCTGAGAGTAG